CTTCGTTCTTGTCATCCCAGGCTGCATCGCCCAGGATTTCACGATAATATACGATAGCCGGTCCTTCGATATCATATTTCAGCCAAAACTGTCCGCTTACTGGTGCTGTAAATTCTGCGGTTACTGTATATGCCTGCCAATTGTTCCGCCATTCGTAATCATCGGCTTTGCTCCATTTATACTTGCTGGCGCTTGTCCACCGGTATTCATTGTTTTTCGGATATAAGTAGTTGTTCCGTTCGAGATACGCATTATGCGTAACCTCTGCCCAGCTATTGTCAGAATATTCTTTATGGTACAGTACGTTTTGTTCAATCAAATCGCCCATATCCAGGATGCAGTATGCAAAATCTGCTGATTCATTACCCGCATTATCCACGGTTTTTATCATGACAGCATGAACCCCCTGGCGTACTGTCTGGGTTTCATATGGCTGCGTAACAATTAAGCCATCCTGTACTGGTATGCCCGTTTCCCAGTTCAAAACTGTACCCTGGGTATATTTCATCCGAAACCCAGCAATATCGTTCGGATCTGGATACGTAAAATCCCACCAATACCGTCTCGTGCCATTCGCCATTTTTTCTACGTTGAGTTTCCGCACAGCATTTGGCGGTTCATCGCTTCCCACTGTGACTTTAGTAATTGTGCCTGTCGAACTGCGCAGATGGTTGACTGTAATGACCTTGACATAATATTCTGTATCGACTTCAGTATCGCATTCAAAGTACATATTGATTGCAGAGCCAGCAGTCGTATAGGTAATGCCGTTATCTCGTGACAGGAAAATAGTAAACCGCTGATAAGGCAGCCGTTCGGGATATGACCAGGACAAATATAGCCGAGAATGCCGTTGCCCTCCATTATCTACCCAACAGATCTGCCGTCCTACCAGATTGGTGACATTCTTTACGTCATTTTCGTTTTCTGCATCGCTATAATTGATTGGCGGTATCGTGTAATTTTCATTAAAGACGTTTTCATTGTATTCAATCGCTTCAATTTCCCGTATCATGTCTTCGGTCCGGCTGATAGAGCGGACAACAAATTTTTTCGTCCCCTTGCTTACTTCTGCAATATCAAAAATGTCATCTGGAGACGGTGCCACATCTGGCGAATCCGTCAATACAACCGTAGTCGTTCCATCGCCATTATCCGCAATGCTCTGGCATCCTATTTCATAGCGTGTGTCATTTGCAGATGATCTAAACGCAAACGTATACGGTTTTGAACTGTCATAACTCCGCATCACAGCATTCACGACTATCGTAGTGCCGTCCACCGATGCAATGCGCCCGCTGGTCTGCCACATAGGAACATCATGGGATACCCAGATGACATCTCCCACAGTGCATGAAATTGCATCTATAGCCGCCTGGAAAGATACAGTTCTAATCATGTAGGCATTGCAGTACAGTTGGAATTTAGCCTCTCTATAGGCTTGCTCATAGCTGGTAATGCCATCATATGACAGCTGGGATGTCGTATCGTATTCATCAGTATCGAATGTAGGCCCAAACACCTTGACTGTATCGCGCTCATAATCCTTCTGCGAATTGGTGAACGTCAGCTCTACTGCATTGGCCCGGTCCGATGTCTGGAGAAACGTTTCCGTAAATGTGCCACTAATAATGTTGCCCATGCCAAACATCTGCACGGCTTCTTTCGGACCGTCCCAGCAGCATCCATATTTTGTACCAAACAGTTCTACGATGCCACGCCCAACAGGCGCAATATATTTATTTACGACATCTAGTAATTCACCGACGGTATTGATTTCAATGTTTATTTTGAGATTAAATTTGTCACAATACGTCGCCCATTCGTCGAACTGATTATATAGCATTAGCCCGGTGTCTGCGCCGTAATGTATGTATACTTCATCGCCGCTCCGAGCATCCGTTATCTTATCTGCCCGATGCACCATGTCATAGGCAGCCCAGGCCGGATTGGTTGCATCTTTTTCTTCGTAGGCATTCGTACTTGGATTCCAGACGTATACCGAGTTTCGCTGTTTCATGAATTTCATCGTCGGGGACCCGGAAAGCTGATCGGTCGCCAGTGCCCGGATGCCAATCAAGGCTATGCCAGGGTAGGTAAAGTCGTCATAAACGATGCCACTGACCGCTGTCCACCAGATTCTTGTACAGGCTCGTGTAGATGAAACCGGATAACCACGACTTGTGACCTTAAGCCTGACTTTATATTCCCCTTCAGGCAGGTGATCTACACGATACTGCCGTCTGATTGCCGATGACTTGTTTCCTCGAATCATCCCACTATCAGCAGATTCCCGTGTAGCCCGTATGTTAATCTTTCCCATACGTGACCAGGCGAAAGCACCTACATATTCGTGAGTTGTTACCCAGTTAAATGGACCGATAGACACGGTTCTTTCCGGCTCAATCGTATAATCCGCGCTATATGATCCTATTGTTGCTTTACATTTACCGTTATCATGCTTGCTGAACTTTATTTTATATTCGCCAATAGGCACGGTATCGTCATTCAATGATAACCATTGTGCCAGTTTCTTTTGCCGTTTGCTGAAGTCGATATAATGATGTGGCTTTAAAAAATCTTTCCAGTTGTCTGTATTATTAGGTGCATACTGGGCCTGGATTTCTACGTACGTTTCATCCAGCCCGCCTTTATCATTTGCATAATACAGACCATTGGAGCATTCCACATAGATGATGATGCCCTGGGTGGCGGTGCCGGTCACAACATCGGTACGCCATTCATTTTCCAGCATTTCATATCCCAGCGTTTTCGTACTTATCGTATCGTTAAAATTTGAGATAATATCCTGGGTATTTGTGCCTGTCCGGATATCGAGCTTGACATTCTTATAGTTTCCCACTGGATTATCATTCAGTTCTACATCATAAATTTTCAGTGGCCCATAGCCGGCAGCAACCAGCCAATTCAAATACTGTTTATCTGAATCAGCCGTAATGTATTTGCCGATAGTCTGACCACCAGAACGTACCGTACCATACGTAATAGGAATCGGATTATTCTGCCCCTGCGTCGTCGCAATGCCAGACCATGAATATGTCGGATTTTCTGAACTGCTTGATAATTTGCCTGTATTGGCCGTGCCAAAGGCCCGTTGGATAAGCGTACCGCCAATGAACATGACTGCCGCAGCCGCCAGATACCCGCCAATAGCCGCGAATCCATGAGCGCTGGCCAGAGCAGCCGCGCCCCAATGACCACCTGCTACCATACCGCCAACGCCAAAAGCCACAACCGACAATGCAACTGTCGCAATGATGAGTAATGGGTTCTTGCCATGCCCTTTTCCAACGATAGGAGCAAATACGATAAAATCCCCGTCATGTACTGGCTTCATGCCATTGATTGTGTAGCTGTTCTGCGATATCACCATATCTTTCAGCGTCAGCTGGGATGTACATTCCTGTACATAGTCGCCTACCAGCTTTCCCTTTGTGTATGGCAGCGTATGTACTTCCCTGTTCTGCTGAGGCTCGAATGGATTTTTGACAAATACAACCGTAATCATAACTTATCACCTACATACTCATAAAATCCATCAATGACGCCTCTCCAGGCCGGGGAATCGATTCGGCTGACACACACACCGATTTTTGCCCGGGTATGGATGAATTTGCCATGACCGATATAAACACCGGTATGATTAACAATGCCTGGAGGCGTCCCCATCCGCAATGCTACAAGGCATGGCACAGGAAGCGGCGCTTTTACACGATGCCATGCCGTTGTTCCAGCTTCGCGCTGGACAATGCTGTTTATCTTCTCCTCGTCATCCCAATCAGCGGTATATTCCGGCAATGCAATGCCACAACGTCTGTACACTTCCATGACCAGGCCGTAACAGTCAAAGCCTTTGTTCCTGTCTCTGCCGCCATTGATAAACGGGATGCCAATAAGATCATCATAATCAATCATACATAGATACCTCCCTGATCTACGCCCGGGAATCCACCAAACCTGTCACTGCATCCCCGTTTCCGGCAGTCTGATAGTGTTCTGTTGCAGTCCGTATAGTCACTTCCTGTATATCCGCACTGAGGACCGGCAAACTGCTTATACCGGCAGCTGTTTTTTGTGTATTTTCCCTCCGGACGCCGGGAATGGGGATTGTAGGACGTGCCTACCGTTGCCGTCACCCATTGTTCAGTGATGGATAATTTAGTAATCCGGTAATGTTCTTCTACTTCAGCTGTCGTGCTGTCCAGGGCCTTGGTATTGACAATATAGAACACAACTTCTCCGTTATTGGCTCCATTGGAAGCTTCCACATAATACGTCAATGCCTGGCTCGTGTTATCGATGCGGATTTCAAAAGACGGAATGCTGCCGGATTTATCTTCTGATACCTTGCCGATTTCAAACGGAAATGCCTGCCATATCTTGCCATTCCATGTAATATCTTCCGTATTACGGCAGACATATATCGGATCTACGTCATCCATCGGAATCCGCAATTCCAACAGCAATACAAACACACCATCCGTGCTCATTTTGTTTTTTTCTGATTTTGCAATGGCTGATAATGACAGCATGTAATTCACCTCCTAATCTTCTCTGATTGTGATACTGCCGGTCATCTGATTTACAGCCTTAGACGTAAAAGCTTCTTTTTCCGCAAAGCGGACAACATAGGTCTTACCATCAATGGGAGATGTCCACTCAAATGGTTTTGCGCTGAAATAGACTGTATTCTGCAAAAAATCCATGAGCGTTACATATTCCGAATATGGCATATTATCCCATTTCAGTACCCACGTCTTCCGGCTTTTTGTATATTTTCTTCTTGCCTGTATCGTCCCGTCTTCAAAGGTAGAACGAATGGACGTATCTTCTACGTCCTCCGTTGTCCCATATGATGGCAATGTGACATCAGGCCATTTTATAACATCAGCCATTTCCCAATGCTCCTTTCAGCAATGATCGGCTGCCCATGTAGTCAGTCGCCACTGCTTCCAACATGGTCGTTACGATTAATTTCTTCCCGTCAACCTGGGCTTCGGCCTGGGATGATTTGACCTGCTGTCCAGACTGGTTGACGATACGCACTTCTACATTTTCAATACCGCTTCCCTGCTGATTGTTTCCAGGATTCAGGATTTCTGCTGTTTCCCTTGCGTTATGCACATATCCGTTTCCGGTCATTTCGACCAGTTCCCGGCCTTCTTCCCCGGCAATGAAATAGCCTGGAGAAACAAAACCGCCACTGGCAAATCCAGTTATAGAGTGATGATATGCATATGACGTAGGCAGAGATGCTCCGCCGCCGAAAGAAAGACCTCCACTCAGCATGCTGATTGCATTGCTTGTGATATCCCCGGACAGGCCTGTACTTACGCCCATGCCGCATGCCTGCATAATAGTGTGCATGATAAGCCCCTGCATGATGATTTTCATCATCGTATTCAGGATGGTATTGGCAACTGAAATGTACATATTCCGCATCCGTTCGGAAAATGACTGATTGGATGTCAGCATGTTATCAAATGTACCTTCTATCGTATCCGTAACGCTGCTCCAGCCTTGTGTCAGGGCTGTCCCGATATCCTGGGTATAGCTTTTCATCCCCCGGCCTAATTGTTCCATGCCGGCGCCCCAGTCGGTCTTAGCTTCCAAGGTATGCAGCTTTTCCATGTTTTCATAGAGTTCTTGTTCCATCTTGATTCTCTGTTCCTGTGTCAGTTTGGCTGTATCCAGCAGTTCTTTCTGATATCGGATAAATTGTTCTAACTCCTGTGCCTGATATTTATTGATAGTCGAAGCATATTCTTCCTGCAGGTATCCCATGCTTTGCAGATGAGTCTGACGTTCGTTGTGCTCTGTCGTCATCAACTCGCGCTCTTTCTGCAATTCTTCCTGACGAGCTTTTTCCTTCTGTACGTTCTGGTATTGTTCTACTAGTTCTTGTCCTTCCGCATCATCACCTTTTCCGACAACGTTTTTATAGACATCCTTACGCTTCTGGTCGATTTCCCGTAACGTCTTATCCAGGTTTCGTTGCAACGCTACCAGACGGTTATCGTAATTATCTCCATTCATGCCAAGTTCTGCAGCTGTGATTGATGTTTCATCTGCATACTGTGCCCGTCTTTGTTGCCATTTTTCCATGACATCCTTGATAGCTTCTTTTTGATACTCGGATAGCTTCTTATAGGCTTCACCCATCTGTGGCGGCTTATAGGTAGTCGTGCCCATTGGCGCTAAATTGATGTTGTCGCCGCCCAGGGAATCATAGATAGCCCGGACACCGTTCACATACTCATCCGTGTTTTCGCCGTAGTGCTTGACCCCCGCCCAGACATCGCCATTCTGTTCCCGGATTTTTCCACGCAGTAAATCAATAGCGGCTATCGTATTCTGTTTGTCATTATCCGCATAATCATCAGGAATGTAATGACGCTGGCCATCCTCGCCCAGATAATCCTGGCCTGGCAGGATTTGGAACATGCCAGCAGCGCCTGACGAAGAATTATATGTATTGCTTCCAATGGTAGCTACATTCTTCTGATCACCGGATTCATATGTTGCTATGGCAAGCAGGATTTTCAGCAAATCCGTAGCATTCATTTCGGCGGCTGTTTGTTCAATAGTCTGGATTTGTGGCGTCTGTGGGATTGTTACGGATTCCTGGGATACAGTCGGCTGCACAGGTGCCGCCGGCTGTGCTGGCAATTCCGGAAGTGGTGTGCCATTATCCGTAAAATGTACATTGTTATCTCCCCAATGCGTCCCCGTTGCAGGATCATCCGGAGTTTCGTATTCATCTAACGGATTCAGTCCAATTGTCCGTGCATAATCAGCTAATTGATGCCGTAAATCTGCATTGTTTTCAAGGTTACTGTCAGACAGGTCAAATGCCTGGCCGCTATCATGCCAGGAAGATCTATCTCCGTATCGATGCATGCTCGTAACTGTAGGCTGTTCGCCTGTCAGTTCATAATATTTTTCAGATAATAAATGCAGTTTTTGAGCTGTTAACGTAGTAATGGCATCATCGCCGCTTAATAAATTTTCTTTCCAGTTCTGTTCAATTGAATATCCATCTGATGCACCACCACTTCCAGACTTGGGCGTAAACGTCTTCAACGTTACGATGGAATTGGCAATCTCTTTACTGACATGGCTGACATCGCGGGATATTTTGTCCAGGTCGATTTGCAATTGTGTTCCTGTCAGATTCAAAATTTTTTCATTCAAGCTTTCAATGATATTCGCTACTTTTTCGTTTGCTTGAGCGATTTTTCTTGAATTTTCTGCAATCACGTTTGCGTATTCTTTATTCGCTTGGGCTTGTTCCCTTGCAGCTTGTGCCGCTTCACGCTGGGCTTTAGTTTCTTCCTTGGTTGCGGCTTTGGCATCCTCTTTATCGCCTTCTCCGTCTCCTGAATATCGGCCTGTAACTTGATTCAGCAGAGCAGGACGTTCATTGGCTATTTCGCCCATGATACGTTTTTCTTTTTCCATGCTGGCAATCCTGTCTTGCTTTTCCTGTTCTTCCTGCTGTTTTTTCAGTTCTTCTTCATGCTCAGCATTCAATTTTTTTACTGCATCAATATCGTCCTGACTGACTTCATCCCAGCCGGCCCCTACGCCGGTCCAGTCGCTTACTTCCGGTACGTTTGTATCATTACGCTTGACGTTGCCAGCTCGATCTACAACCCAGCTTGAGCCATTGTACCAATACGTATGATTCTGTTCCCAGTCTCTTTCTGCTGTCGCGTACTCGTAAAGTTTATATAATGCGACCCCAATAGCTGCCGCAACGCCAACCCAGCCGCCAACCAGACTCCATGCAAGGGATATCAGATTGCGGATAGCATTGCCAGCTACTGCGCCCATGGAGACTACCCTGGCGCCTGATGCTGCTGCCGCTGTTCCAGTAGCTATGGTAGCTACATTAGTTTCAACGGTACGGGCTCTCAATACCGTCTGCGCTTCACTGGCTATAGCCGCCCCTTCCGCTGATTTCGCTCCTGCTTCCAGTCCCTGTACGCCTTGCAGTTCCGTTTCCAGCGTAGTCGATACTATCTGTTCAGCTAGTTCCGCTTCACCTGCTTTAATCAGCAAAATGGCCTGATTAGCGCGGGATGCCATCATTTCGGCCGTCGTTCCCTGGGCTTCCAGGCTTGCACTGGTTTCCAGTATCTGCGTAGCCAGTTCCATTTCTCCGGCTTTCATAGCCGCCAGCGCCGTTTCGAACACAGTTCGCGTCGTTTGTGCGGCCGCCGAACGCTTGACTTCCAGCTCAATGTTATTGCGGATTTCATTGCCTAATGATTTTTCCAGCGCGATTTGTCGTGCTACTGCCTGGTTGGTCGCTTCCTGAGAGCCGGCGGAAATTACCGTGCTGGTTGTATTAGACAGTGCCGTCATCCCGCTTCTAACTTGCTGCATATTTGCCTGGCGCTGAGCATTAGCTTCTGCTTCGATTTGCACCCTGGCCTGTTCCGCTGCACGCCCTAGAAATGTCTGTGCTTCTGCAGCTCCCGTCAATGCGTTGCGATAATCATTGACGTAATAGCTGATTTTACGGCCTACCCACAGCGCCAGCATGCTTTCTGTCAGTAGCGTTGTATGTTCTGCCGCAACTTCGATAACGCCTGCCGCGATATTTAATGCCGGCGTAAATACCCCGGATAAATCACGGGCCACTTCAACGATGCCTGAGCCAAAATGCTCGATGACGATAGCCCCATTCTGGATGCTTTCAATCACATCGCCATTGATACCTGTAACCTTGCCGTTATCCATATCAACGGATACCAGTTTATTGGCTAAATTACCTATTTCATCCGTAGCTTCCTGGATGAATGGTGTCAGCGCTTCGCCACCAACTCTGGAAATGGATTCCTTTAAATGGTTCCATCGTCCTTCAAACGTTTCCAGATAATGGCCATTGGCTTCCATTTCACCGCGAAGACGTTCAGATAAAAAAGAAAACAGCCCTTCTGCAGACTGTTTCGCTTGCTGAATATCTTCATTTGTCAGACCCAGCTGCATGCCCAGGGTAGTACGCTCCACGTTTCGGCCATTAATGATATCACGCACGTCTCGCGACAGTATATTGCCATCAATCCCCATGGCCTTGCCGGTCGTTGTAAAGGCGCTGGCCAGCTTCATGGTCTGTTCGATGGTCATCTTGGCATTCAACGCACTTGGGAGCATGCCACGGAATACCTCGGATATTTCCTTTGTACTGGCCCCGGTAACTAATGCCTGGTCAGACAATTCCCGCATCAATGTTTTCGACATGCCCAGCGCTTCATTCCACTGAATAGCTTCCCCGTTAATCTGCCCCATCGACATCAGAGATCCAGCCAACGAAATAGAGCCGGTCTGCATAGTGGTATAAAACTCCAGTGCAGAATCTACTGCGCTATGCAGAGCTTCTGTAATGCCATTCAATCCAGCAATGGCTGAAGCATATGCCGCCGTGTTCCGCAATACGGACTGAACTGAAAACAGGGAATTTCCCAACGATTCCATTTTCTGCTGCGTGTTTTCTGCTTCCCTGGCTACTCTTTGAAAGGAACCAGTGGCATCATCACGCCCAATAATTCGGATTTGTACATCAGTGCCCGCCATCACTTATCATCTCCCTCATGCGTTTCAGTTCAAACCGCTCCAGGCATTGTATCTTATGGAAGTCGCCTGGCGATGGTTCAATATCCAGCATATCAGCAGCTATAGCTACTGCATTATAGTCCAGTCCCATAGGTACAGGAGCAGAGCCTCCCATACCTCCGATACTGCCGTACCGCCACTGTGTGTAGCATCTGGCCCATAGCGTATATGCCACCATATTAAGCGGTGATAATTCCGGCATATGGTAATCGCAGTTTTCGCAGTTATCGTCTTTTCCTAAATCCTTGCACGTCTGGCAATAGGGTGCTTTATTCACTGTCCAATCCCAGACATCAATCAGTTTTTTTCGCTTACCTTATCGCCATACGTTGCGGCAAATACCATCTGTCCAAATACAAAGCAGACATTGTTTGGCAAATCGTCAAAATTAAAATCAGGATATACATTGTCGAGGACCCAATCCACGGACTGCTCCTGTTTGGTAATCAGATTCTGATTGCTGTCATCCATGCCATATTTGAAATAGTTCAGCTTCTTGGCATCAACTTCTTTGCGCTGTTTTCGCGTCATACTCTTGATTTCCGGAAGCTTTCCTTCATCAATCATCTTATAAATCTTGTCGCGTACATCCAAAAGCTTTTTCACATCTTCATTTTCTACAAGTTTCGTATCTTTAATGGATTTTTCTTCTGTCATGTTCTTTCACTCCTTAGTAGCTGGCTACGTCGTTAATCAAGGTTACAGTGATGATACTGTTACCGCTATCATTTGCAAAATAGCCACGATAGTTCAGTGTCTGTGTAATGCCTTTAGGGCCACTAATGCCCGGTGTTGCGCGTTCCAGGATGACTTCCGGGATAGAAAACGTCAGGCTGAATTTATCACGGGTGAACGTCAATTCAAGCGATGTTTCAGTGGATTCCATTGCCTTTTTAAGCTGTGCATCATCTTCAAAGAGGGTTTCAATGTTCCCTGAAACTTCTGCCAGGCCTTCGTTGATGGACGGGCGCATGCTTGATCCATTGAGGCAGTATGTATCGCCATCCAGATTGTTGTTGATATCCAGCTGCATTTTCCGGCAGGTAACGAGAGCCTTGCCTCCTTCTTTGACCGCTGCATTGACGTTGTTGAATCGTGTAATTGCCAGCGTTGTCGGAGACGTAGCTACAGTAGCTTTCGTTTCTACTTCATTTGCGGCCATCGTATCAATCGTGTAGGTTGTTTCATTGTTGCCTACCTGGGCTGTCAGAGAAAACTTATCAAACTTCACGCCCAGATACTGGAAGAATAATCCGATATCCGGAAAGCCCTTTTCAATGGTCATGGACGGGATATCATCCGTTACAGTAAATACGTGCTTATATAAACCTTCTGTATCGCCGGCAGTAGTTGTCGGCGCGCCCAGTATACCTTTCAACATATTCCCTACGTTCCGCGCATCTAACGGCAGTTCCAACTGACCGCTTGCGTCAATCTGACCCAGCCCCGGTTCCGTCATGTCACGCCGGCCGGTAATGGTATTTGACTGAATCAGGCTCTGTTTCCCAGTCAATTCATTTTTATTAATCGGCTGAACGTACCATTTGCCATCTGTCGGCTGTGTTGCATATGTGCTTTCAAAAGCCAGGTTCGTTACCGATTTCATACCTCTCGCTTGTTTGCTCATTTTTTATACCTCCTACTCAATACGTCAGTTCTTCTCCCATGGAGGGAGTGATTTCCGTAATACAAACCATGGTGCCGCTGAACTGCGGGTACGTGCTGGACGGTGTTACATCGTAATCAATCCGCGATATCGGCCAATCCCTATTAGCGGCAAACTGCTCCAACTCCTCATAAATGAGTTGGCCAAATGCGTCACATTCTACCGCTCCATCCAGAACAATTTCTTTCGCATCCGGATAATATCCGTTCTTCATGCTTACACCGTCTACCGTGATATTGTCGTTCTTGATGACCCATCCTACCCCAATGGTGTAGGATAATACGCTTTGATCATCGCCTTCAATTTTCGAGCCATTCATAATAACGATATACGGGCAGTAATCGCCGTCCGGTGCCTCCCTAGGATTTCCGCCATTGATAAGGACCGGACTCCGGCCATAATGGCTGTTACAGAAATCCTTGATTTTGTCACTGTTCTTCAGAGCCTCCATCCATGCATTTGAAATTGTCTGCAATAGTAATGTATGTGCCATTCTTCACTCCTACTTAAATACTCGATAAACCCGCTTACCAGACGCTGCGCTACGTTCCTGGTTTCTGTTGATATATGACACCAGCCTCTGCTCCATGACCTTGGATGCCAGCGTCTGTATTTCTCTGGTCATCGGTGCAAACGTTTCACGGGACTTCGTTTCTGTTGTCATCTTATTTCTCCCAGGATGCATCCCTGCGGCAAAAAAGGCCCGGCGCATCTTATCCGTCATTATCGTCTGGAAGCCGGCCTGCTGTTTGCCGCCGAGGAGCGCCGCGGACTGGCTCAGCCATCCAACGGTAACGATGCCCGCATCAGCCTGGCTCTTATCGTAGCCTACAGCCTGCCGCAGGCGGCCCATAATGGGGTATCTCTGTTTGTTACTGCCTGTAAGTGCCCGTTCCAGCTTCGCTCTGTGAAAATCATCCAGCGCATGCGCCGCATAGGGCTGTCCGCCTGGTGCTTCTGACTTAATGCCTTCTTTGATTGCCTTTTGCGCGTAATAGCCGGCTGATTTTAATGCCGAGGCAATCCATTTGTGGTTATTCCCTGCTAGTTCCTTGAGAAATGGCGTCGCCATATCATCAAGTTCAAGTCTGATATCCATGTCATCACCTACCACATAGAACCATATTTCATGGCCGATTCATGCATGACGAACCGCAGACGCCAGACAGCGCCAGGATTATGCTGCTCAATGCTTACATAGGTGTATCGCGTCCCCTTGTATATAATTTCATCACCGGCATGAGGGTCCGTAATCCCCTTGTCCGCATCATCAAGTACGGTAAATGTAGCATTCTCATAGCTCCGGTCTTTATCATGGGCATTCCTTGTCGTTTCATTCGTGCCGATTTCCGCAATGGCTACGATTTCCCGCTCCTGCCCTTGCGCTATGTACGTTACCGTATCTCCGGCATCCTCAAACAAATCTCCAATATCATCGGCCATCCAGTCAGAGAATGCCATTATTTGCTACGTCTGACGGTCTTTTTCGGGTCTACCGGTGGAATACCCCCGTCATCTTCAGCAACATCCGCATCTGCTTGCGGTTTTTCTTCTTCCACGTTTGTCGAATTGACGGCGATTACGTCACCATCTGCAATCCGGATGATTTCCCTGGCTTTATCATCGTCAATCCCATTTAAAATATCGCCGGCTTTATAATCTTTGCCGTTATATCGCAATGTGAACTTCGTTACCAACAAATCCATGTCATAACCTCCTTATAATGGAAAGGACGCGGTTCTCCGCGCCCTTTTTCCATCGAATCAATATACTTTCAACGTGTACCAGTCATCTACGCAGTCCGGTTTCGGTACGCAACGTGTAGCCAGACGAATTTTCTTGGTATCCGAATTCATATCAGCCCATACTTTCGGAACATAGGCGCCTTCATAGGTCTTGAATTCTCCATCCTGTTCCAGCTGGGTAATGGCTCCGAAGAGCTGAGAACCGATGTCCTTGCATGCCATGATAACATAGCCATCCGGAATATACTGCTGCAAGGTGCCTGCTTCGTCTTCATATACCGCATCGTAGGCATAGACCTGCAGGCCGTTCATATCCATGAATGCACCCATATTTGTAACCGCTTCGCTTTCAATACGCGGGGCAAAGGTAGCAATCTTCAACTGATCGGACGGACGCAGGAGATATTTCATAAGGTCTTCGTTCTTCAGCATATACGTGATGGTCTTGGATGTCGTAATCAGCACAGACGGGGCCAGACCGCAATCTGTCGAGATAGTTTTGTACGTATCCTTGAGCAGTCCGTAAATGTCCGCATTGGCATTGCTCCAAACGTCATCACCAGACAACGTTTTCTTGTGAGTGAATTCACCAAAAGTAACGCTGTCTTCGATTTCGAGCTTGCCATCACCTGTTGTGCCCTTGACCGTAAAGCCGCCATTCAGCATGGTCTGCACACACATCCATTCAATACGACGGACGTTCATATCCATCAGTTCCGCAATGTCACGAGCTGCCAATTCCTGTTCGCGGGCTTCCGGTGTGCGGGACGAAATGACTGGTTCGCCGAACCCGCGCCGGGTAATATCGCCAATGCTGGTCACACGGGAAGGCGCCATCATAGGAGGGATATACTGTTTGGTTGTAAAGCCAGTACGGTCTACATTGACGGAACCGCCGTTACGGGAAACAAACGGAGCCATTTTACGGCTTCCTTTGCGGTAATCCATGAGTACCGCTTCACTTGCAAATGTGACTTCGCGGTTGAAGAATGTATCCCGGAAGAGCGTGGTCGGTCTGAACATGCGTTCAACTGCGACCAGTAATTCATAGGTGCTAGTGTAATCAATTGCCATTTTCTACTACCTCCCTTTATTTCAATGTTGTGAGATAAATGCCATAGTTACGCAGGTTGTCTTCCTGCTTTTCGCGAGTATCCGAACCGCCAAATGTGAGCTTTTCGGTATTGAACATGCCTGTCAGATAAACTTCTGCCTTAACGGCTTCCGTTGCATCGGTATCGTTAATCAGGATAGCCGAGCCAATCTGGGAACCATCCGTTTTGGAGCTGTCGGCAATAGTATAATTGCCACTTGCCGTAACCTTGCCCAGTACTGTACCGCGTTTTAGCTGGCCGGAGCCGGCAGCCAGTGTCACACTGCCTGTGATGATATGCGGATACGTACCGCCAATCAGACCATCATAATTCTGTTTGCTTACGCCCTGTACTAATTCTGCCATTATTTTCTGCCTCCTTTAACCGCTTTATTGAGTGCTGCCAAAAACTGTTCACGTTCTGCCGCATCACCGGCCATAGAATCAACGATGCTGCCTTTTGCATCGTTGACGCCACTATTCATGTTGTCTTTGATGAGCTTATCCATAAACAACCGGCCTGCTTTGTCTTCTGGTTCTGTTTTAACCTGGACGCCTGCTTCTTTGGCCGTATCGACAAAGAATTTTACGTTATCTGCAGTCTGGCCTGTTTCCTTGGCATGCATAACAATCTTGTGAACCTGTGCCGAACCATCGTCCAGAGCATCCAGGGCACTCATTCTGGCTCTTTCGGCGTTAACTGCATCGTCACGTACCTGTTTTACCAAGTCACCATAGGCTGTTTCTAATTCGGCTACGTTGGTAACTTCCGTAATCTGATTGTTCTTCATCTTTTCATTTCCTCCCTCTGCCTCCTGCTTCAGCTGCAGGGCTTTCAAAATATTCTCCATATCATTCGATGCAAAATTTCTGAATCGCTGATGGTTGAAATCAAGGTCTTTGTTCCCGGTGTTGGTTATATCCGCATACAGCTCTTCTGTTGCGAAGCCCTCCTCAATGGCTCTTTTCGTGCTCATATATGTTTCATTGTCCATGAGCGCCGATAATTCTTCTCGTGACCGCCCTGTCGCTAATTCATAGACATTCAGAATGGTTTCCTTGACTTCATCCAAGACATCTGCTGTTTTTCGCATGTCGGAAGCGTAGCCACTGGCTGCTGCTAATGGATTATGCACCATAAATATGCAGCCTGGCGTCATTTTGCGCTGTTCCCCGGCCATAAATACGATAGTGGCCGCACTCATAACCTTGGCATCGCCGATAGTATTGACATGACCGCCTTTTCTGCGATGTTCCATCAGTGCGTTGTATATGCCGATTCCTGCATATACGCTGCCTCCATAGCTGTCGATTGTTACTGAAATTGACTGGCCGACATATGTGCTCAGCTCTTCCCTGAATGCATTAGGTGAAGCCGACTGAATCCCCAGCCATTCATAAATCCATGCGTCATCATCATCAATCAAATCGCCATCAATCCGTAATTCTACGGCATCCGGTTCTTTTTCACTTGGCTTGAAATTCCAGAATTTCACTGCATTGTTCTCCTTTCCGGCATGGTTACTTGCGATTCTTCGGTTTCATCCGTATTTTCCGGTTGCCCATTGCCATTTACAGCCGGATATTTGGGTATATTGTGTTCCTCGAGCCGTTTATTTTCGATTGCCAGCCGTTCCACGTTTTCATCCCAGCTTGTTCCGGTCATTTCTGCCGCTTCCTTTTCTCGTGTACTCAGGCCAAACAGGATTCTGAGCTGTGCACTCTGCGCTTCCTTGACCGGATCGAGTACACCCATGACAGGCCCGAACCATTCACTATTGCACCATGCGGCCCGTTTCACCGGATCAGTAAAAAAGCCAGGTGCGGAAATTCGACCCAAAACAATGGCTTCTGTCAGCCAGGTTTCATAAACCGGTTGGCAGAAATCGCGGGAAAACCATGTCCGACGCATCTTGAATTCTGACCATGCCTGCAATAAGGCTGCCCGGCTGGCCGTATAACTGGAGTTGAATGATTTCATGAGCACTTCGTATGGAATTCCCAGGGAAGCACCAATCTGTTTAGTCAGCTCTTTTACAAATGGCTCGAATGTCGAAAGCGAACGCTGTGGATCAATCGCCGCTACGTCATACCCAGGCGGCAACAGGTTGACCGTCCCCGGTCCCAGGGCAATGCTTTTCGGGTCCAATGCCGGAAATTTTTCTTCTCCGTTCAGAGCATCGGCAATCGGGATATCCCCTGTTTCATGGTCAGTCGTTTCTTTGATGAACATCGTGAAATAAGCCTTGATGATGGCGGCAGTCAGTTCTGCATTGGTATAGCGTCCTGTCTGCTTGATTGTTTCAATGACTGGCGCTAATTTCGGAACGCCACGGTATTGCTCAGCTCGTCCATCATGACAAACCTGGATAATATTGGGCATCCCGGTCTGTGCTCCTGTTACGCTGACTCTGACCCACTTAGGAGGGTCATACATGTTGGCCGGATCGTACTGGTATCGGTTCGAGATATAGTACGCTATCACCTTGCCGTCATCATCGACTTCTACGCCATTTATAATCCGGTTGCCATTTTCCGTATTATGCATAACAACAGAACCGGGCAACATGATGCCATCAATGTTGATAGCCCATGGATTGCTTACCCTGGCCGCTTCCACTAGCTGAATACGCAGAGAATAAGGCATCAGCGCATCGGCTTCACGCCATTTGAACAAAGCAAAGGAATCGCCGTCCACCGCATAGCCCATGTAGGCAATATCCTGCATATCATAAAAGTTGTTCCGGCCATAAATGTCACATTTGGTCGAGGATGCCCACAAATTAAACTCGGCTTTTGTTCTCCGGCTCCATTCCTCGGCCTGTTCTGCTGTGATGCCCAACAGCTTGTACGCCGGCCTGGGTGCTACCTTCAGCCCGGCACCAATGATATTTGTTCTGGATGTGTTGATGGCGGCCGAAGCTACTGGCGTACCCAGTACCAAATCAGATGACCGGCCACGCAGGACACCCAGATTGATATCAATATCTGACTGTGGAGACGATTTTACAGGGTTCCAAGCTGCCAGGCTGCCTTTTCGGAAAGATGCGCCATTTTCAGAATAGCCGGTATTCCTGATGTTCCTGACAACATGTACCTTGTCTGTCGGCATTCTTGCCATTTTACTGTGCTTGCGTTTCTTTTTTCCCATGTCTTTACCTCTCAATCTAACAACACAATCCTCTTAGTACGTGATGCAGAGGCGGCCCCTGTGCTTCCCGCCGTTTCTTCCGGCAATGTCACGCCGGCGGCGCGGAGCTCATCAATGGAATTACGGATTTGCTGGTAATCAGCCCGTCTGCTTTTAATTGTTCCGTCCTGCCATTCCTGCGCTTTGAGTACTTTCTTCTCTGCTTCCAGCAGTGCCCGCAATCTGGCCTGCTGTACAGTATCGCTCATACAACTACCCCCTCTCTGACGCATCCATATTGTCGTTTCCGCTCTGTTTTCTTGGGCTCTGGCTTTACATCGTTAATGGCCTCTTCGTATGCATCCCAATTCGGTTTTAGTGACCGCATACATGCGAGATTATATACCTGCAGGTCAATTGGTTCATTTCGGCCATCAGGTGCTACATTCTTCCATTTCTTGATAAGTCGTCCTCTATGCTTTTCAAGTACGATTTTTTCAGCGAGAAGGCCACGGAAATACCGCTGATCATAGCCACGTTCATCCGCATCAGGAAAATGCATGTACTTAGGGCCTTTCTCTGTTACGGTCTTCAGGCGCTGGAGGATGTATTCTTTCCCGTCATTGACGCCCAGGGAAATCAATGTCAGCCCCGAATGGTTCTTTGCTTTTTCAAACCTATTCAACAACGGTATGCCGAATTCATGAGCCCCGCGAATAGCAAAACGTTGCATATATTTACGTTCCTGGCAATATTCATAGACCTCATCCGTGTAATGGCCACCACTATCAATAAACGTCCTGGCTATTTTTAGAGCTCTGCCATCTGCAAAAGCAAATGTGCGTTCCAGCAATGTATCAAGGTCTTTCCACACCTGGGAATGGGCATCCGGAATTCCAAGCAGCACGCCTTTTTCAATTCCCCAGCGCTCTTCGTCCCGTCCCCATCCGGCAATTTCGTATTCAAGCCGGTCATCCTGCGTATCAACCGAGGCAGTCAGCAACAAGACGCCTTCCGGCAGGTCCGCATCATAGGGCTCCCTCCTGGCCAACAGCGGTTCTATATCCTTGATGTTGACATCCGGATTGTAGATTTGGGCCAACCGGGTGTTGACGAATGTCTTCATTGACTCTTCATCATCTTTGGCTTCGAGATATTCCTTGACTATCTCTGTCCAATGTACCCATGGAGATGTAAATGCATTGACGTGGAAGGACCGGACTGTCTTTACCCCAGGGTTCAGGCAGACATATCCCTGTTTGCAAGCTTTGACTTCTGCTTCTGTGTAGCTGAAGCCGCAATCCGGGCAAATCCACCATACGTCATGCACTTCATAGCTCTTTTGGCCATCTTTTTCATACACATCGTACTCAAACTTCATGTCATCAATGGTTATCCAGTGCCATTCTCCACAATTCGGGCACTGGTAACGCCATTCTTCCTGACTGCCCAACATGTATTCACGCATAATTCGGCTTGTCGCATCTGTCGGCGTACTGAACAAGCCAATAATCCGATTCCAGAAGTTGGATGTCCGCTTTTCCGCCAGATTGACCGGATCACCTTCAGTGCCGGCGCTGGGTGCGAAACGGTCCACTTCATCACATACCAGCACACGGATGGAGCGCTTTGCCAGGCCGGAAGGCGCATTAGACCCAACCAAGGCCAGATAGCCGCCTGGAAATAGCTTCTTGAGTATGGTGTTATCGCCGTTTCTTGATTTCTGCTCATGTATTCTGCTGGCCAATACCGGCGTTTTATCTACAGTCGGCGTCAGACGTTCCTTTGAAAAATCCTTGCTGTCTTCCACTGTCGGCTGAACCATCAGCATAGGGCATGGATCAAGATGGATATACCGTCCCAGGAGGTTGAACAGTATTTCTGATTTGCCCAGCTGTGCACCAAGCATGGCCACAACCTTGGTCACGCCTTTGGATGTGAAAGCATCCATGATGGGAATCTGATAATTCTTGGATACCCACTTGCCTGGATCCGCACCATATTCAGCCGGAATCTGACGATATTCATCAGCCCATTCCGATACTGTCATGAGCGGTGGCGGGGCTACCTCATTAATAATGCTCTGCATCAGGTGAATTGTCTTTGCGGGAATATACGTATAGTTCCGGCTTTTACTCTTCTTCGTCATCGTCAGAATCAATTTCCGCCAGTTTTGCCGCATCAAACTCAGACAATTCTTTCAGAGCCCTATTGATTTCTTTTGTCAGAATCTCATTGATGTCTTCCGGCGTTTTGCCCGCGAGGGAGGTTGCCATCTTTGACGGCAGCGCCAGAAGCGTTCTGCGAAACACAATAACCATATTCCCAACAAGGTACACAATATCTGCTGTTTTATGTAGGTCATTTTTCAACTCTCCCAACTTCAGTTCTGCAATTTCGCGCTTCGCTTTTTCATGGAGGGCGCGTTCCTCTTCAAAGGACACATTTTCACAACTATTTTGGTTATTTTTGTTGTAAATTCGTTCTAAACTCTGGACCAGCAATATTTTTCCGTTTTCATCACAAACAACCTCATCATTTTTTCTCATTTGAGATATGCGTTGTTGTGTTACTTTAAGTATTTTCGCCATCTCACTCTGAGAAATAATCAGGTTTCTCCAGCTCTTTGAAACATTCACCCTCCATCACCTCCTAACTATGCGTTTTCGACAAACAAGCACCAAAAAAAGTTCACAACTAAATAAATGTCGCGAGGGCGCCGACCCCTGCGGCTCTCTTGTTTTGTGGAAGAACCTAAAATTATAAGTTTAAAGCCAATTTATCTTTAAACCTTTTAATACTTATATTATTGTATTATGCTTTTAACTCATACATGAGGATTTTAAATTCTTCGATGTTCTTTTGGTCCTTTCATCGGTTGAGCTTCGTCATGATTTTCACATAAAAAAAAGACAGCCATAATTGGTTGTCTTTTCTCAAATTCTCACACTATCATTATACGCCTTTATTTACTCTATTTTTATCTACAGTTTGCAGATATTCACTGTTAATTCTTTCAAAACTCTGCAATGCCCGGCTGTGTAAATTAAATATGCCTTGCAAACTGTAGTGCATTTCAATCGCTATATTCTCCCACCTCATGCAATTGATATATCTCGCATATAAAACAGCCTGCTGCTGATGATTTGGAATTGAGTTAATCATGGCTTTGGCATCCAGCCTCATGTCTACCAGCTTGCACCATTCGCTTTCGACCTTATCCAAATACCTTTCAATCTTGATGTACTTATCTGCCAAATCAGATGTCTTGCTTCCAGTCACCTTCTCCGTCAAACTGCTGGACTTGATAGTCAGCATATCATGCCGTACCTCTATCATTTCTCGCTCAGTTTGTTTAACTATGTAGTATTGTCTTCTTACTCGATTAAGATATTCCTTAGCAGTCAAGGTCTCATCTCCATTCTGATTGCAAATCGGCTGTGCTTCATGCACTTTCATCTCTTTTTCTTGGCTTCCCTGTCAAACTATTAATGCCCCACTTCGGCCCGATTCTTATTTTCCCGTTCTGCTTTTCGTAAACTTCGAGTATGTCATAGCTGATATCACATTCCTTCTTCATTACTGCCATGTAATCATAAATCGTAATGCCCAGCGCTTCTGATCTGAGTGCGAAGGCATACCCATATAATCTCTTGGTTACTGCCTGCAGCTTATCCGCATCAAATCGGAAGTACGTCAGGAGGATATAATACGTGATGACAACCGCGCCCAGAATTATATTGTGTATCTTTTCTTTGTACATCCTTGCCAAAATTTTGTCGCGTTTCAGCAATCCGGCAGAGGCCAACGGCAGGATTTTCCTTGCGTAATATCGGTCCATCTTTTCATTGTTATACCCGTGTTCCGTTATGATTTGGAGCCAGCTTCTTATATGATCTTCATCACCCGGCAGGTCATCCCAGTACTTCACAATCTTCTCCATGCGTTTCATGCCAAACCCAAATTCGTCATGAAGCGCCATGAATAGCAGCGTCTCAGAAAATTGTGCCGCCGCTTCTTCATAGATATAAACCTTTTCACTATAGTTCTTGCTCCATCCATTGATTTTGAACATCAGCCTTCCTCCATTTCTTCTTTGTCCGCATCACGGACAAATCTGTCGCGGAATAACTGCATCTGTGCCCGCTTGCCCTGAACGTATAATTCCGCTTCCTTGATTAATTTGCAAACAGCGGCAGTCAACTCTTCGTTCTGCTGTGGGCTGATTTTATCAGTAGTGATAGTACTGAATCCCATATAGTCCCAAGCCATGACACCACTTAACCGAAATTCCTTAATGACAATATCCCCTTTGAGACTTTGTACATACTTGATGCCAACACGGCTGAAAGCAAAATCCACCCATGTTTCATCATCTTTGTAATCTGGGTGTACCCTCTGATATGCGATATTGATTGCTTCCCAGGCATCTTCCATTTCGGGTCTGGCAATTTCAAAACTGCTGAGTTTATATGTGTCTTCAATTCCCTGATTATCTTTCACATAACAGATAACGATACGTCTCCCCTTGTTACTTTCACTTTTACTGATATTTGTAATCCGAATACCCATACTCATGCCTCCTATACATGCTTCCACAACATCATTGTCCACCGTCTTAGCTCCTTGAAGAATTCATCCGCATCCGTCGGCTCATAGAGCAGGACTTCTACTCTCGGATTCATCTTATCAATATAGAATTCGTCAATGAATCCCATGATCTGTGCCCAGCCATCATTTTCCAGAACATTCATCTCCTGGAGTGAATCAAGGATGAACTTCTTGGCCATGGCGATGTTGTCTTTATCCCGTCTCCTATTCGGCTCATACCAGCGGAATACAGGCATACACTTCGGCAGCATCTTCCCCCGAATTGGCAGAGCGCCCAGGCGGCAGATATAATGTGCATCTCGGCTTACCCGGCTTCCTTTATACGCATTTGCCCTATTCGCTTTTACGTATTCATTCAGCCCTGGCAGCGTGGCCGGAATCGTAATCTTTAACATGTTACGTCTCACCCTCTTTCTTACTCATCTTCACTGTGATATGCCATCCAGTCATCTCGTTGAACGTACTCTCTGCCTCGATGAACGCATACCCCGGATACAATTCTTCCCAGACTTCCGCACAATCTGTCAGGCCGGCCAGCTCTACTAGTTTACGGTGGCTGAATCGCCAGTCTGTCTTTGTGACTTTCGGTTTTTCTAAGTTCCTTGATGAAATAATCCGGCTTTTGAATTTTTCTTCATTCCGTGATTCTTTCAGCAGATACTTTACAAGCTTCTGCATAATCTCTTTATCGCTGATCTTTAGGCGCCTGGCATTTGCTAACCCTTTTCCCCAGATGTCTTCCATCTCATCACGGCTGATGCCTCCACTGATGACAACGTGAAAATGATACTTGCCACTTTTCTTTTCTAATATGCCTTTGTATTTTGCCGGGGGCAATCCTATTTTCTTCCGCCTCCGGTTCAATCTCCGGATATAGTTATGGAATTCTTTGTTCGCTTCTTTTGCAGTTGCCGGCTGATGTTCTTTGTCGAAGGTCAGCGTCTGGAAAATATCTGCCCTGGTAAAATTCGTCATGATTTCCTGCAGGAGTTTCCGTTCCGCTCTTTTCTTGTTCCGACGTTTTTGATCAACGGAAGATTTCTCAGTCCTGGGTTTTCTGATTTTTCTTCCCCGTTCTCTCATGTCCGCAAGCTCGAACAAGTCTGTCTCAAAATATTCTCTTCCGCAGTAGTATTTTATATTTCGAACAAATCCCATAACGTTACCTCATCAGTATTGGAAATTGGCACTAACTTTAACGCCTACTACCAGCCCCTAAAGGGGATTGCCCCTTTAAAAAAAATTTGCGTATATATGTATATATAATATATAGGGCGAGCTATACTATTTCCCCCCGTTTTTTCAGCTCCGTGAATACCACATCATAGAACCGGTCCCAATCCTGTTTATCACAAGCGTCTCCCAGGCTGGGCGCTTCTTCATAGTCCCGCTTCATGACTGTCAATACCTTTGTATCCATATCCGGTATAAGCGGCATGATATACGATACCGTCCAACTGACTACGTATGTCCGCCGCCCCATAGCATACCTGACAGCACTTATAAGCATATGCTGCAGGTCCTCATTCAGCTCTACCTTCCTTACTTTACCTGCCATGATTTCCACTTCCTATACCTCTCCATTTCTATATTTCCATGCGTAATGTGACGCGTGTTTTACACATACACAGCAATCCAGTTCGGTTCCTTCCAACCCATAACTTTGCATTAGATAAGCCTCTTTGTATCTGTCATACGGCAATCCATCTACATTTCCACGCCGCTGTTTCTGTCCAGTCTCGTACATGGAGAAACTGTCCTCGACAGTCAATGGCACTGGCGACCATATCGCAATCGCCAGTGCGCACCAGTTCCGGCCATTCAGTTCATCGAAAGCCTTAGGCGCTCTCATTGCTTATACCTCCCAGCTATCTTCCCGTGGATCCGAATCCGCCGTCTCCCCGCTGGGTTTCTGTTAATGTCGTCACTTCTTCGAATTCCACCTCAATCTTCTTTTGAATCAGCCCCTGCACGAACCGGTCTCCTTTTTCAATGATTTCAACTTCATCGCCTATATTGTCAAACATGGCCTTGATTTCTCCACGATACGGGCTATCAATGATGCCTACGCAGTTCGACAAACGCAGTGTTCTTTTAGCTCCATATGAGCTTCTCATGAAAAGCATCATGTAATAGCCTTTTGGTATTTCAGTTACTACGCCAGTCCCGATTTTGACACCCATCTGGCCCGGATAAATGACTACCTTTTCAGGACTATAAAAATCAAAACACGCGTTGTCTTCCGTTACGAGCGGAAGCTTTACGTCTTCTGCTTTATGTGTATCAAGAAATTTTTTTGCTCTGATCTTCATCATAATCTGTCTCCTCCATCAATTATTTCCCGCCTTTATAGCCCCGCCGTGCATATCGGCACTGACGAGGAATCGTGACACGCAATGCCAGCATCCCGAAATTTTGCGGAAATGCTCACAGTTTTGGCAATGATTCTGGCATATATCCTGCTTAATCTGTTGACAGTAAATGCAGCTGTTGTATTCGTTCCCACAAATGGGGCATATGAACTCAGAATGGTATTTCTTCTTCATGCACTTCCTGCCCTATGTCCTTGTAATTCTGTGGTGTCTGTGCCGACTTCTGACTTTTCTCACGGAAACACATAAGTGGCATCCATATAGACTGAACATTTATCTCTGTAATGCTCCGCTTGATATTGTTCTTGTCTGTGTATGACCTGCTCTGTTCCCTTCCCAATGCCATGATGTAATCGCCTTTTGATAAAAACATGGATACGTCGTCTGCAATTTTTCCCCAGGCAATACATCTATGCCATTCCGGTATTTCTTTCTGCTCTCCATTAGCATCGGTATATTTCATTTTTGAACAAAGTGAGAATCTGGCTACGGCCCGGCCAGTTGCGGTAATGGCCGTCCGTGGATCATCTCCCAAATTGCCACTAACTATAATCTGATTCAATTTAATTCACCCCTTCATATTTTCATTCTTCCAGTTTACGCTGAATGGCTGACAGTACGTCTAATTCCGTTATGTTGTTTAATTCGCTGTCCAGGTCATACTGCGTGCCGTTGATACCTACGTAATTCCAGTGACTGTCTCCGTCTTTTCTCCAGATTTTCATGTTCTGCCTTCCTGCAATATAAAAAATTTCCTGGCCGCCGAACTTGTTGTAGTCAATCATGTCCACCCGGCCGACAATCTGTTGCGTTGCTACGCTGTCAGCGGCGCCGAAACAACTAATGAACTTCTTTTCATTGGTTCCAATGATTCTCATGCTGTCTCTCCTTATTTCTTTTTGATTATCTTGGCTCTGACAGCTGCTTTATGATCGCTTATATACTCTGCAATTTCTTTCTTGTTCCCGTTTCTGCCCCGCTTCTTCCGATGAGCTTCTATCTCTTTCCGTTCTTCATCTGTCATCATATGCACCTTGACTGGCCCTGGTGCATACCAGTTCTTTATTTTGTCCTTGTCGTCCATCTCGAATCATCCTTTCGTCTGGTATAGTTCCCGCAGCATCTTAATGTATTCGCCAGCTTTCAATAAATCGTTATTGGGAGTTCCTTTTTTAGGATAGCGATACAAATACTTGATAATGTTGCCCATGTAATAAGCTTCAATGCCTGCAAGCCCTACTGTCATGGCATCAATTATTTTTTTACATTCTTGCCCTTTCCAAGTATAGTGATCTGGATGATGGATTCCATCATGCTGTTCATTTTCGTCTAAATCGATTTCTTTTCCTTGGAATAAAACGGTATTGTCCATTCTTCATCATTCCTTTCGAGTTTCTTCTTCCTGATTTATTTCCCGCCTTTATATCCCCACCGTGCATGTCGGCACCGACTGGAAATCGTGGCACGTATCGAGCGTCTCCATGCTCTTTTCATGATATATTTCTTCCGCCGGCTGTACCGTATATTAGTAGTAATTTCTTCTTTTATTTTTTCATCCATTGCGTCACCTCCATTTCCCTGTCCTAAACGTATTGTTGCAAGCGACTCAGCATTTTTCTGGCCGCTTCAACAAACTTCTGACGTTTGCTGTCATCATCGATATTTTCAATGTCATTCAGCATGGCATTGAATTCATTTTCCAGCACTACCAGATGCCCCTGGAAGATAAGCTTGTCCTGATCCGGACCGTTATCTTCAAGATCCTTGATTTTCTGTTTTAGCTTATTGATTTCTTCTGTTTTGTCTTCAGAAACCATTGGGCGGGTTTCCAGTTTCGTTATTCTGGCTATCAGCGTTTCTTTCTCTTTTCGTGCCTGTTCAAAAATATCCGTCATCTGGGCATCTGCATTTTTGAGCTGTGCCTTCACATTCTCCAGATTCTTTTCTGCCAGGTTAGCCCGCTGCTGTGCTTCTGCAACCATGCGCTCTGCATCACTGGCCCGAACTTCCGCATTATTCGCTCGCGTTTCCGCATCCGTTTTCGCTTTGATAGCGTCCTGCAGTTCCCGTGTACTCATGGCTGCCACGTCATTTTCTTCTACGAACTGCTCCCGCTCTTCCTCGGTCGGTAATGACAAAAGCGCAAGCGCTTGCGTATATGATAACTCTTCAAAGACATTCGGAGCGTCGGAAGCAAACAGGCTGTCCATTTCGGTCATGCCAAATTTTTCCCCGTACGAGTCATAGACCCGCATTAGGTTCTGCGCTGTCCGTTCAGAATAATTGACGTTGTTCTGTAACCACTGGCCCCATTGCCCATGGTCTACCAGCTCTTTCGCTTCGGTCAGGCGTTTCCCGATTTCGATGGATGACGCCAGCATGATTTTCTGCGTCTGCCGCTTTATCGTGTTGATTTCTGTGGCAATCGTTTCCACTGTCCTCACGCCTATAGCCTGACTTTCTACGTTTATAATGTTTGCCATATTACACACCTTCCCTTCGTGATTCCTGTTTCGGTTTCAATATAGTTTCTTCATAGAGCTTTACAAAATGACCAATATCCGTATCTTCTTCTGCCGGCACATTGTTCTTGGTCCGGCATTGTATAATCTTGTTGTCCATGATTTCCATGGTATAAAAAACGGTGTCTGGATCATCAATCTTGCGTATGGCCATGATAGCTGTATGCCCTTTGGCACATCTTGTGATATACGTGCCTACGCAGTTGTGATTTACGCTGCCTTCATGAATAAACTCCTCTGCCGTCCGCAATGGCCGTATAAAGAACGTTCCATCCGTGAAGATATACGATTGCAGTTTTTTTGCTCGTTCCTCTAATCCAATACTTTTTTCTTTCTGTTCTTTTTCTCTCATGGCGGCTATCCGAGCTGCCTCTCTGGCTCTCAGCACTGCCGATGTATGCCGGTGAGCTTCATATAAATCGCGGGGTCGGATATACGTCCGGTCCGTTAAATCGTACCCAAGCTTCTTGATTTCCCTGTAATAATCAAGGTAATCCCGACAGATATCACCAACGCATACGTTTTTCCATTGATAATCCCCATCTTTTTTCCTGACTTTGTCCAACTGCCTGGTGCAGTAGGCAATCAGACTGTGAGCGTCCATAAGGTACGGATCCTTAACCAAGTCTTCGCCTATATACCAATAATTCTTGGCCATGTCCATGGCATCAGAAAGGGTACACCGTTTTTTATGCTGTTGCTGTATGGCTAACAGATTAATCGCGTCCATGGATATATCATTCCCTTTTTGGTGCAATTCATATATCAGTTTCCGTTCATCCTTTGTCAGCGTAAACCGCAGTATGTTCTTCGGATTCTTATATTGTCGCCAGATAACAGCCGGCCTGGTGGAGCCGTTATAGTCATCGTCTAACTTCGTCCGGACAATATCGGCCAGTCCACTTTTGACAAGAATTTCAATCTGTGGAAATCGTGAATACAAGTCCAAATACTTTTCTACATTGCATGCATACGCTGGAAATCTATAGGATGAAAAAAATTCTTTGCACCCGCAGTATTTCCAGGCTGATGCCTGGATTATTTTGTATAAGGACGTATAATCGGCTTCCTCTGTATAGCCTAAATTCTCCCACAGTGTTGCCAGTCCATAACCGATTTTCTTCCGTCGTACCCATGGCCCGCCGATTCCATATGGTCTGAATTCTCCATCGTAGTAATATACATCCCTGATGTAATATGCTGTCGGCTTGCCAATTTCCAGCCGCATCATGCCAACTACATAGGTCTGTAACTGACAATCCTTATAGCCGTTTTCAATCGGAAGGATAGCTGCGACTACTTTGGCCAAAATTGTATCTTTACTTTTTCGGCTCCTTGAAAACAATGTAACCAACCGCTTGATGGATTTATTCCCTAATCCTCTGTGCCCAGATATGAACTCATGCCGCTTATGGCAGTATGGGCATTTCTGGGTATGATACCTAAATATATCATCCTGTCGTTTTCGGATAATCCACGTTTTAGGAACAATGAAGGAATGGTGGCACCAAGTACAATATCCAAATCGTGTGCTGTTTGTAATCCTTTTATGGGCATTATCCTTTATGCAATCCGGATGTTCCCGGAGATATTCATTCTTTGCCTCTGTGCCATGAGTGCACACAATGTATTGTTTCTGCATTGCATGCTTTATGATCCATTCTTTTTCTTTGTTCGAGACATCGAATGAATAGAATTCTTTTTCTAGTGCGTCGGCCGGCACTATATCCTGTTTCATTCGTACACCTCCTAAAATAAATCATCCATACTCAGATTTACTCGCTTAGCCGTTGGCTTGGGTGCTGCCGGCTCTGGTGCCGGTATCGGCTTGGCGTGTATCCCAATGTCGCCAATATCTTCATCGCTCAAAATCGTCGGCGCTTTGCCTCCAAAATGAAAGTAATCATACAGATCATCCAGCGTGGCCACCCCGACATTTCCCAACTGATTTTTTCTGGCTCTTTCTCTCAGAAAATCCATGCACCCATTCAGCGTCAAATCAGCGGTAATCTTGTCCGCTTCTTCTTGATGCGTGCTGATGTAGTTTACGGCAACCTTCCCAATTAATTTGATATATTTATTGCTGTTAGCGGATTCTTTTTTCCACATCGCAATGATTTCTTCGACGTCCATGTAAATCAGCCCCTTAATTATTTGTCCTTGTTTGCAACCCAGTCATCCCAGTATCTCCTGAGTGCGTTTATGCCTGCATAGAATCATTCCATGCCTTGATTAAGCGAGAATGGCTGAATCGATTTAAGATTGAAAATTATCAACAAGCCTATATGCTGGTGTTTGAATACATTAACACGTTTTATAATACCGTTCGAATTCACAGTCACTGTAACTATATGTCACCAAATGACTATGAAAACAAGAAAAAGGCAGCTTTGATTGCTGGATAACTGATTGATAGAAACCTCAATTTAATTTGTACTCAAACTTGACATAGGACCATA